GGACACAAGAAAGGCGATCGATGGCGCAGAGAGCCACGGCAACGATCCTGCTGCTGCTCGTGACTGGCTGCAGTACTACGCAGATCAGGAGCGGCGACGCGATCTGTGACGCAACGAGACAGGCCCGCGCGGATCTCGCACGGGCCTTGCTTGATGACGGGGGCAACCAGTCGGTGACCTCTGGTCAGGTCCTGTTGTCTCAGCTGCAGGCGGCCTGCCGCTAATCGATCAGGCCCTTGGCCTGCCACCGCTCGCGAAGGCGATCCATCGCATTCCAGAACGCATCTCGATCTGCGTCGGGCACATAGACCGACAGGCGCACCAGACCCCTGTCGAGCTGGCGCTGGTGATATGACCGCTGCGCCACCGCGTGGCTGCTGGGCAGGTCGTGCTTAGGCGTAGGCATTGGTGTGTCCCTCTCTCCGGGCTATCTCGCGCTCGATGTACCAGCGCGCTTTTTTCAGATCCTCGATGGCATCGTGCTTCAGGTCGGCGCGCCATATGTATTTGACCGCGTTGCCAAGGCAGAAGCCCATGTGCTCGGTGATCTGAATGCACTCCACACCCGACGGGTGCCGGGTGTAGTGCGTTGGGTGGTTGACGAGGTCGGTCACAGCGCATCCTCAATGATGTTGGTGATCTCGACGTCGACGGTCAGCTCGCGGATCTGGTTGAGCGCAAGGCGCAGGTCGCTGTTGCGCGTCTCCAGCTCCTCGATCTCCTCATTTAGAGGGGTGACCTCGTCTTTTACCGCCTCATTGATCTGCTCGTCGACGGTGCCCGCGCTCTCCTGCAGCTCCTCGATGCTGTCGAAGACGAAGCCGAGCTCAGGGTATCGTGCGCGCAGCACGGTGAGGTCCGGGTGGTCAGAATAGCCGAAGCCATGGAAGTCGAGGTTGGCGATGGCGAGTTGTGCGTCAAAAGGCATGATGTTCTCCTCAGATGTGGTTGATGCATTCGGGGCCAAAACCGGCCTCGATCGATGTGGGGTCAGTCAGGGCACGACCGCAGCGGGCGCAGCGCCCCTCGTGCCAGAACTCTACGTCTGCAGGCATGGCCAGCGGATTGCTGCGCTCGACCTGACTTAGCAGCCACGACAGTGCCTTGAACGCGGGGTGGTTGGGGTTGCCCTTCTTACCGGCGATCAGTTCGCTGTGCGTGCTGTCCGGCTTCACGAAGCCGATGTACTCATAATCCTGCTCGTTGTTCTGGCCGACCAGAACGGCGACAAAGAACATGGTGTCGTTGTCTTTAGCTTTGGCAACGCGGTAGGTGTAGCGCTTTCCGGTCTTCTTGGACACCAGCGTGAAGCGCGAACGCCCCCCGAAAATAAACTGGTGGGCGTCAGCGGCGTCGGCGATCAGGTGCGGGTGGGTCATGGTCAAGGTCTCCTGTGGTGTGTGCCTTAGAGATAAGATGCTGATCAGCATCTGTCAAGGGCTACACCTCCTCATCTTCAAGCTCACCCCACGACGGGCCGGTGCCGCCCTCGACCAGTGCCTCGGTCGGCGCGCCCGGAAAAATGTCGAGGTAGCCTTGCACCATGTCGTCCTTCATCCAGCGCAGCACCTCTGGCGCGTCGTCGATCAGGGCCTCGTCGATCAAGGCGTCGTGGATGCTGGCGACCATCCGTGTGCCGAGGTGCTTGCCCCGATCGGCAGCGGCCTCAAGCCGCGCCCGGTGCCGGATGATCGCGCGCGCCATGACCGAGAGCGCTGCGCGCTGCACAGGATAGTTTGCGCACTTGGGCAGCTGCGGCTTCTTGCCCATCCAGATCGTGCCCCCGTCGATCATCGGCAGGAAGCCGTCGTTCAGCGCGTGGTTCATCATCGTGTTGCGCAGGTTGAACGCGTTGGGGTAGCGGTCGGCCCAAAAGTCGATCAGCTCTTGGGCGCGGCTGAGGGACGTTCTGAGCGTACCAGACAGGCCAAGCGATCCTGAGCCGTAGATGATGCCAAAGGACACGCCCTTGGCCTGTGACCGGATCTCATAACCCTCCGGTGTCTTCTTGTCGATCGTGTGCCCAGCCATGTATGACCCGACCTCGCTGTGCAGATCGCCGTGCACGCAGTCGTAGAGCAGCTGGTCATCCTCAGCCAGCAGCGCCAGCACCTTGAGCTCGATGCCGCTGTAGTCCAGCGACACCAGCCGCTTCTTGGGCGGCGCGATGAACGACAAGCGCACGCTGGTGAAGTCACCCAGCAGCTCGCGATCGCGTGGGAACTGCTGCGCGTTCGGCGAGCTCGAGCTGAACCGCCCGGTCACAGCGCGGGCGATGTTGTAGCTGGGGTGCAGCCTGCCGTCGCTGGCGTTCTGCGCCATGTTGATCAGCTTGTTTCCGAAGTTCGACAGGTACTGGTTGATGGTCGTCAGGTCGGCGATGTTGAACAGCACCTCGGCAAGCGGTCCCTCGCCACCGGCCAGCGCTGCCATCTCCTTGAGCGTGGCGGTCTTGATCTCGAGCTGACCGGCTTTCTCGGTGCGAGGCCAGTGGGCAAGGTACTCGTCAGGCAGGATCTGGCCGAAATAGTCGCTCCACTGCTTGCGTGACTGCAGGTTCGCGACCTCTTTCTCGCTGACCAGCTCGCGGATCGCGGCCTCGTACACCACCTTCTTGCTCTCCCACAGTGCCACCAGCTCGCGGTGCCGCGCCTGATCCAGCAGCAGGCCTGTCTCGCGCATCTCGTGGACCGGGACGATCAGGTCGTCGAACATGGCCTGTGCCTGCCGCGCAGCCGGGTGCTCGTCGAGCTCGGCCTGCCAGTGCTGCCACAGCTGCCACGTCCACAGTGCGTCGTCTGCGGCGTATTTGAGCTGCTCTGTGCTCAGCTCGGGCGCGCCCCAGTTCGAGATCTGCTGGTTTTTGGGCATCTCGTACTTGAGATCTGCCTTGAGCATCAGAGCCAGCGACATCTGATCGCCGCCCATCCGGGCGCGTCTGGCGTGCGCCACCTCGATGACCTTGACGTCAGGCGCGTCGGCGGCGTCGAACCACTGGTACTCGAACCCGGCGTTGAAGGCGATCCATGTGCCGTCCTCGAACCACTCGGCATAGGGTGCGAACGAGCCGCCCTCGAGCGCCCAAAAGTCGATGACCGCCCAGACATCGTCGTTGCAGATCTGGGCCAGCCTGACCTCGCTCTCCGCAGGGCGCAGGCCGGTGGTCTCGAAGTCGAGCGCGGCGTGGTCAGTGCCGATCCGGTCGAGCAGATCGTTCAGCCCGTCCTCGGTCGTGATCATTTGGTATTCCATGTGGGTCTCCCGTGGTGTGGAGAGGCGGGCCCGAAGGCCCGCCCCGTTGGTCAGGTGCGGCGTGCGCGGCGTGTGCGAGCAGGCTTGGCCTCTTCTGGCTCGGGCTCTGGCTCGGGCTCTGGCTCGGCCTGCTCTGGCTCGGCCTCACCGCCCAGCATAGCGGCGGCCTCTGCCTCGGTGATCCACTCGTCGATGGCGAACTTCGGCTTGTAATTCCACTCGCCCTTAGCTTGGAACTTTTCGCGATTGAAGTAGAACAGCGGAAAGTTCGGCTCATCGCGGATCGTACGCTGCGCGATCTCATCAAAGAGATCCGACACCGCGTTCTTGCCGCTGACGCTGTTGGTGCTGAACCGGTACTGCACCACCTCGCCCTCTGTCGACATGAAGCCGAATCCCAGCATCGACTGCCAGCCGTCCTGCTGACGAGCATACGGGCCTTTGTCCTCGAGGTCACTTTCCTGGACTGCCAGCTGGGGCTGGTAGATCGACCACTCGTGGCGGGCAACAGGCTTGTTGTCCTTCCAGCAGGTCCAGCCACGGAAGGCAGAGCGGGGCTCCATCAGGAACAGCTCTTCCTGATCAAGGTCGTCACGGTCGCGCCCATACGTGAGGGCCCCGGTCTTACCAGAGAACGAGACAAACTCGACGCCCGTGCTGCCAGATCCAGCGCTTTCTTCCGCACTGGTGGCAGACAGCGCCTGCGCCATCGCGTTCTTGTCGAGGGTGGGGAGGTTGCCGCCTTTGGCGTAGGCTGCGAGAGATGTAGACATGGTAGTCTCCTATTCAGGGTTCAGGTTCAGTTTACTCTACGGTCAGCCGCTCGGTTGGCTTGCCCGTACTCATGAAGGGCGAGAGGTCGATCCCCGCCTTCTCCATCTGCTTCCAGTCGTACGAGCGGCGCCCGGCGACCGATGTCATTGCGACGTTGTGGTTACCCACGATCAGCTGTTTGGCGTTGCGCGCCTTCAGCTCGGTCTTGATGTCTTCTGCGGCGGCGTCCTTGCGGGCCTTCGCTTCCTGCTCCTCGCCCTTGGCAAGGACGTAGGTCTGCACCGCACCGTCGAGACCAGATCCACGGTTGCCCCGGGTGACCGTGGCTTCGCCCTCGATCTCGATGCCGCACTGCTCTGCAAAGGGGCAGCCGCCGTACTTCTTGCACTGACCGTCGCGCTTGCCTTCGCGGTCGAGGCGGTCTGCGCCCTTGGCATTCAACATCTTCTTGGCGCGCGGTGCCAGCCGGTCGAGGATGTCACGGTCACGCGGCACGTCGAACTCGAGGATGTCGTTGTAGTTTGAGGCGTCCATATAAACCAGCTTGCCAGCCACCGGCTGCGGGAACTCATCGCCCTGCAGATGCGCCAGCTCCATGCCGACCTGCAGCTGCGTGATGTGATCCGCTTTTGGCAAATAGTTGCGGTTGGTGCGCGGGTCGATCGTCTTGAACTCCATGCCGATCCAGCCTTGGTCGGTCGACATGTAGCCGTCAGGCGTCCCGCTGATGCGGTGCTCTTCGCTGAAGATCGAGACCTGATCGTCGCCGCAGTACGCCAGCTCAGCGCCCGACGCCAGCAGGCAGTCGACGAGGTAAAGCTCGCCCTGTTTGCCCCGGCGGGCAAAGCCCCAGTCCTGCTCGACAGGCGGCAGCTTGCGCTCGAACCACTGCTTGCGGATGCAGCTGTCAGCGGTCGAGGCGTTCATGTACTTCGAGCGATCGATGCCGAAGCCCTCGTCGTCGTCCAGCGCCTGCGCGCCGTGCAATACCAGATCCTTGATCATGCCTCGTACTCCTCTACTGCGCGCATGGCGTACTCGGCCAGCGCATTAGTGGCACGCTCGTACCGGGCGTAGAGGTCGCCGTAGTCTGCGGTTGCGTCCATGCTGCGGTGCACCGCATCCTCGCGCTGCTTCTCCATGCGGTTTAGCATCCGAACACACGACCACAGCACCTCGGACGCGGGGTCCGTATGGCAGGTAGGCGTGCCGCTTGCGCGAAACGATGGGTAGAGCTCGATCATCCTGTCGAATGCCTCAGGCCCGATGATGTCGGTGATGGTGGGTGCAGGCCGGGGGGCTTGCAAGTTGTCGATCTCGGCGCGGAGCTTGGCGTTCTGCGCCTCGAGATCCTCGCATTTCAGTTCGTAGTTCATTGTGTTGCCTCCTGATGGGCTGTTGCAGTTGCGGTGTGGGCGCGGCGCTTGGCCATCGAAATGGTCGTGACCGCCTTGGATAATTTGTTGTCAACGTACAGGGTGTCGACGTGGACGGGCTTGCCCTGACCCATGCGGTGCAGGCGGGCGTAGAACTGGTCCATCACGCTGGGCGACCAATCCTCCTCGACAACCACAATGCAGTTGCCGCCCTTCTGCAGGTTGAGGCTGACGCCCATCGCTCCGATCTGGCCGACCAACACGTCAAGCTCACCCTCGTTGAACTGGCGCTGCAGCTCGGTCTTGTGGGCGGCAGAGGTCCGCCCGTCGAGCTTGGCAACGCGCAGCTTCTTGACGTGCAGCAGATCCGCCAGTGTGTCGATGACCTCCCGGTGCCACGCGCCAACAAGGATCGCACCTTGCTCTGCGTCCGCGCGCTGCCAGATGAAGTCGGCTGCGGCAGGCACCATCGACACGCCCATCTCACGGCGCATGGTGGCGAGGTTCTCGTCGTTCTGGGCGATGGCCTGCTCGATCTGGGACATAGTCATCTTCTCGATCGCACGATTTATCGCGCCGAGACCCGACACTTCGACCGCCAGCCGGGTATGTGTAAGGGAGGGCATGCTCTCCCACACGTCGTCCAGCGTGCGGCGGGTCGCGCAGCTGGCGAGCATCGCTCCAAGCTCGTCCAGATTACGCGACCCGACTGTCATTTTCACCGGGAAGCGCGCGCCGGGGAACTTGCGTTCCTGCACGATGCAGTAGCGCAGGTTGAAGCGGTCGATGTTGAGCGCGCCGATCTTTTTCTTGATCTGGTCTGGCGCTGCCCGGAACATAAACGGGATCAGGTCGTCGGCCCATCGGGTCATGGGCGAGCCGGTCAGGAACCAGCTGTGCTGGAATGCTTCGACCAGACCACCCCTGCCCAAGATCGCCTTGGTGCGCTTGGCCTTGGTGCTCTTCAGCGCGTGGCTCTCGTCGCAAATCAACGCGGAGCGCATGCCGTTCAGCGGCGCGCGTGCCCACGCCATCAGCTCGTGCTGGCGCTTGGTTGCGATCTCGTACGAGCAGATCAGGATCTCGACCTCGGGATCGCGATCAATCGGTGTCGACCCCTTCGACAGGATCTGGACCGTTGCGCCGGTCCAGTTGGCAGCCTCCTGCGCCCACATGCGGAGCGAGATAGGCGGGCCGATGATCACGGCGCGGAGCACCTCGGCCTCGATCAGCGCCTCGAGCGCGGTGACCGTCTTGCCGGTGCCCATGCCGTTAAAGCATCCGGCGATCCGGCGTGACGCCAAAAACTTGGCGTCCTCGATTTGGTGGGGTAGCAGTTCCATGTGGTGTCCGTTCAAGTTCAGGTTCAAGTTCAGGGGTGCAGGATACGCTGCTGACCAAGCGCCAGTCAAGGGGGTTGGGTCAGCTTTCGTACCTCACTTTTGTGGTGTTGACTCTGCATGTGCGTCGCGCACCACTTCCGTGATGTATTCGGCCACTGATGCGCAGCGGATTTTGTCCGCCTCAACCGCCAGCCAGTCCAGCTGGTCCGGTGTTAGCCCAAGCAGGATGTCGCTCATAAACCCCAACTTAATCTTACGGTTGGCAAACAGGTATTTTACCTGCTGTCGCGGTGATGCTTTGACCTTGCGCGGCGGGACCATGCCCGCCTTGCGCGCATCGAAGACAGCCCGGACGACCTTGGTATACCCGAAGCCGGTGGCTAGTTGTATCGCAGCGTGGCTGTGACCTGCCATGTGCAGCTCAGCAACGCGTCTCGTGTCATCACCCATCATGGCCGTGCAACCGGACGCAGGAAAGGGATGCCTGTATCGCGGCAGTATGCGTCCACCTGTTGGCCCCAAAGCGCCTCCAATGCTTCGA